TTTATTGCCATGGTTTACTGATGACCATGGCACGCTGCCAGCAAGCTATCTTCGCAGTTGTAAAAAATTTTTTAAAAGCCTGAAGCCGCAAGCCACAAGCAGCAAGCGCCAAGCAACAAGCACTTGACATTGCCAGAATAAAGGATTATATAGGATATATGTTAAAGAAAGAATTAGAAAAAATAGTTGGAGGTTTAAGTAAACCTTCTAAGATGCCAGGGCCAGCGTATAACCTGCCCGCATACAAATGCATCACTGGCCAGAAGCTGGCGCAGGTGAAGGGCTCAGTCTGCTATGGCTGCTACGCTCTGAAAGGCCGTTACAGGTTCAGGCCCGTTAAGTCTGCGATGGAACGAAGGCTTGAAGCTCTTCAGCATCCAGACTGGGTTGATGCAATGATTCAGTTGATCAAACCGCATAAAGAATTTAGATGGCACGATTCTGGCGATATACAATCGCTGGAGCACTTACAGAATATTTTTAGAGTTTGCAAAGCAACGCCAGATACCAAGCACTGGTTGCCAACACGTGAGGCTCAGATCCTGAAGCGTGTCAAAGTTAACGAAGTACCCCGTAACCTGGTGATAAGGTTCAGCTCTCATATGGTTGACCAGGGCCCAGTATCCTTTTGGCCGTGGACATCCACGGTTACCACTGACGGGCAGCACAGCTGCCCGTCATCAAAGCAAGGCAATAAATGTTTAGATTGCAGGGCATGCTGGGACCGTGATATAAGAAATATAAGTTACGGTAAACATTAATGTGGCATCACCCAAAATATTATAAAGAATTACGTAAGCGTAATAAATCTGATCAGGCCATTAGTTTGAGAGAGTCGGAGACGTCCGCTGGAGAACGTGCGCCTGGTCAGGGCCAAAGCAGCAAGCGTCAAGCGGCAACAGGCCCAGGCGCCAAGCCCCAAGCTGCAAGCTCCAAGCTTCAAGCGCCAAGCTTAGAAAGCATCAAGCCGCAAGCGTCAAGCCCCAAGCAACAAGCTTCAAGCGCCAAGCCACAAGCTTCAAGCTCCAAGATTCTTGAACCACGGTAAAGTTTCACGGTGCCCGAACCGAGGGCCTCAATGCAGATGAAGGTGTTGTGTGGGTGCTTCACATGGAAGGCTATTTGGTGAGGTGAAAAGCGAACCTTGTTACCCTTTGTGACTTTGAGTTCTACTGTGAAAAAGGTGCCGAAAACATTGCACCCCAGTAAATCAGGAGTGCCATGTAGGCTATTGTTTTCAAGTCGAATCCAACTAATATTCGTAATTCTTTTACGAATTTTTTCATAAAATTTTCTCTCAGGTTTCAAGGTAACTAGGGTGTCTAATCTGGGGTGTTAGGCGCGATAATTAGCTTTTCTTTTGTTGGTTTAAATACAACACGAATAGAAGTTTGTCCAATAATATTTGAGTCTTGTACTTCAATTCTTTTGATTTCTTCTAAGTGTCCATTCATCTGCATGTACACTTTGGCATTAGACACTGCGTTGCCTCTCTTGCCGTTCGTGAATTGATCAAGGTACTCTTGTAAGTGCTTTACGAACATTCTTTAACTCCTCTCTTAACTCACCATTTAATTTTTTGTGAGCTTCATTTATTTCTTCCAACTCTCTAACTCTTAGCTGCAGCTTTTCTATCTGCACTTCTAAATCATGCGAACCTCTATCGTCCTTATATACTTTCATGATTGACAATATAGGATAGTTACCTTAAATTGTCAATCATGGGACTACCGAAAAGATTAACAGAAATGCAAAAGAGATTTGCCGAGCTACTTGTGTTTGGTGATGAGACTGGACCACTTACACAAACAGAGGCAGCTATCAAAGCAGGCTACTCTGAGAAGAGAGCACGTCAAGAAGGTTCTGAACTTACAAATCCAAAACACTCACCGCTCGTTGTAAAATACATTGGTGAACTACGAGAAGAAAGAATTAGAAAACACGAAGTGACATACGAGAATCACATCGCAGAACTTGGTAGACTTAGAGAGGCAGCTCTTCGTAAGGGTTCTTTCTCTTCTGCTGTAAACGCTGAAACAAATCGAGGAAAGGCAGCAGGACTATACATAGACAGAAAAATAATAAAAACTGGTAAATTAGAAGATATGTCAGAACAAGAGTTAGAAGCAAAGATGAAACAAATTTTAGACGATTACTCACAAATAATAGACGTTACCCCAACTTCTGAATCTTCTTTACCCAAGCCCGAGGAATCATAGTTCTATCCCCAAACTGGTAACCATCTTCATCTTTGTCGTATGATGCAAATAGTTTTATAGACTCCTTATCTTTTGAATACAACCAACCTTCGTTTACAGGTTTGGCTAACTTCATTCTGTCAAACTCTTTGTCTGTTGCCCAGCCCGAATCGCTCACACAGTCGATCCACTCCACTCGGACTTTCGGATAAGGTATCTCGGGAGTTACATTTGAGGCGGCAGCTTTTCTTCTTTTCCTAGGCATGATTTCTTATAATACAGGTCTACGATACTTAACAGATGTTTTTGTGCCTCTACAGAAATTCCAAAGGTTTTTTTAAAAAAGGTATCGGAGGTATCGGAACCGCATAAAACCTTGCTTTTAGGTATCGGAAGGGTATCGGAAAACGTGTTTTAGGTATCGGAAAAAAGGGCTTAGGTATCGTAACTTTGGACATTTTTTAGAATCGTTCTAAAGAACAGACCATCTTCCGATACCTTGGGTATCGGATCCGATACCCGTCCGACACCTCAACCAACTCAACCAACTCACCACTAAAGCAGAACAACTAATTGTCTTCCTGGTGTGTCCAGGTTTCGATGTCAGGTGATTTACCTGAGCTAGTTGAGTAATCGTCTATAATACAGTGCCTGTTGCCTTATTCTTGCCATAGTGTAGCTCCATTACTGCCAACTTGTCTTCGGCCTCAGCCATCTTAATTAACAGTGTATCTATCTCGGCTGTGATATCTGGATGTTCAGGTATAATGATTTCCTGATCACTGTAACATTTAATCTTATACTTACAGTCTTCAATCACGGCCTTGTATTTAGCTTCCATGACTTTTCTTAATCGCTCGTTCATAGTTTCTCCTGTAGTTCTTTTAAATATTCTTCGTTCTCTTTTTCAGAGTTGTACTGCTCTTTTTCATCAAACTTTAGTTCATGATACATGTCCAATCTCTTCAAAAATTTATGTTTATATTGCCTTAATTCTGCCCCCTCTACGACAAATTCTTGGTAATATAGGTCAGGTGTACATACCATTATCACACCTTTGTTAATTTTAGACTTGTGCACATAATCGTGTGCCATAGCATATGCTGCAATCTGTAAATAATAATCTTCAATCCACTCTTTCTTCTTTGGTCTGTTTGATTGTTTAAAATCTACGATCGCGTCTTCCCCGTTGTGCATGCACACCAGATCAGTCTGGCCTGCATACAGTCCAGGGTAATACATGGTGACCTCCGATCCATAGTATTCATCGACTGGCGCTAGACCTATCTCTATCACCTTCTCTGCCATGGACTTGGCTTCGTTGCCTATACCTGTGAAGTCTTCGTATCCTATTTCTTGTATGTAAGATTCCAGATATTTATGCATAGCAGTGCCTCGCACACTCGATAAATTTTTTATTTCTTCTGCCTTTTTTTCGCCAACTTTAGCTTTCCAATCTTTTATAAACTGTTGATCCTTGGTCCGTGATAAAATAGTCGTAACACTTGGTAAACGATATCCTGCTACATCATAGATTCGTGATCCTTGGTCCATGATTTGTCGACCATCAACATAGTTATATTTATTATTCTTTTTCATATTATTTTTATTCCTTTTACTCTTGAATCATATTTTTGGCCATTAAAAGCTCTTATTTCTTGTTCAGTTGGGTTATTCATAATATCCCCCGTGTGTAGACAATAAACAGGTAGTTGACTTCTTTGATCTTTTTCAGGATGCATTTGGTTCATGTAATATCTTCTTACTGAACGTTTAAAAGGATGCCAAGGTACTTTATTTAACAAAGGGTAATAACGATTAATATACATTTTTTCTATTTTTTTCCTTTGTTCATCTGTTTCTTCTTTTCTTCTTGTTTTTATAATTAACTTACATCTTTCTGGATCGTTAACAAATTCCATTAATTCTACATCTTCTTCTTTTTCAGCAGTTATTATATTACCATAATCATCTTCATATTGCTCCCATTCAGCATATGGATTAAACGAACCAAGTCTTTTTTGTAGTTTTATGTAAAGTTCAGAATTTTTACCTTTATAATTTAAAATTCTATTTTTAATAGAATTTGTTTGTCCTATGTATAAAAAACCATTTGGAGCGTATTGTCTTTTTACATCTATAAAAAAATAAATACAGCTTTTAGCAACTTTCTTTTTAAGTTTTTTTATTTCTTCATTTACTTTCTTTTCTTCTTTAGAAGAACCTAAATCTTTATAAAAATTATTTATGTCTGTCTTTATTAACTTTTTCATTCTAAATCATCAAACCGCACAGGTTCTTTTTTCTTTTTTAAAACTTTATTAATTATAAAAAATGCTATGATTGCACCAACGAGTGTGCAACCCATACCAAATAAAAACATACCTAGCCCGTAATATATACTCATTCTAAACTCATCGCTTTCTTATATTCTTCCAGATTTATAACTTTACC